GAACTGCCCGGTGGTGGCCATGTAGGAGTTGAGCTGATTCACCGAGGAGGAGTCCTGGACGTACTGGGCGAGGATCACGATCCGCAGCAGGTAGCTGATCCCGCCGCCCATCGTGTCGAACCGCAGCGACTGGGACGGCTGTGGCATAACGATCGCCATCGGCGGGTTCACCTGGGACGTGAACCCGGAGCTGACCCGCAGGCCCGGGATCGTATCGAGCACGGTGGCGAGCGCGTTGCAGACGCTGGTCAGGTCAGCCATCAGATCCCGACCTTGCGCATCGGGCTAGCGTAGTCGCAGAGCAGGCTCGCCACATAAGGGTTGCCGCCCCGTGGCAGCCGCACCATGCCGAACTCCGACGTGCCGGCCAGGCCGAACGGTGAGTCCTTCAGCTTGAACAGCTCGCTGGCGACCTGGAGGGTGGCCTGCTTCACCCGGTATGGCACCGTGGGCCAGCCCCACACGCCAATGATCTGGATGCGGTCGAGCCGGCTGAACGGCCAGGTGTAGGGGAAGAACTTCCCGCCGCCGGCCGCGTTGATCGCCCGGATCTGGGTGTAGGGACGGGCCTCGCCAGTGACGTTCTGGTTGAACTCCCACATCCCGAACGCCAGCTCGAAGTCGGTGCCCAGCACCCATGACTGCTCGAACACACCGTCGCCGTCCTGGTCGGTGGCCATCGACGTGACCGAAACGAGATCATCGACGGGCAGGCTCCAGATGTCATACGGCATGTAGGTGCGGGTCTCGGCCACCTGGTAGAAGAACCGGCCGCAGTAGCTCTCAACCGACCTCGCCGCCGCCTGCACGGCCAGCTCCAGCTCGAAGTCGCTGACCGTGTCGGTGATGTTCAGCCGGGACTTCAGCTCCTCCACGCTGGTGTAGAACTGGTGGATCGTGCCTGCCGGGTTGACCGTCCAGGTGCCTGCGTCCAGCTCTGACGCGGTGCCGGTGCCGGTCCACTGGAATGACCACATGCCGACGATCGTGGAGCCGATGAGCAGCTGGTAGACGCCAGTGGACAGCTTGGTGATGTCGGCAGGCGAGGGGCCTGCGCCAACCGTGTGCGTGGTGGCCGCGCCAGTCGGGTCGGTGATGACACACGTGACGGCGGTGGGATCAGCGTTGACGTTATTGACCTGGAAGGTCATCCCCAGGGTGGCGATGTCGTTGCCAGCCTGGTTCTGGAAGAACACGGTCGCGCCCATGCGGCAGCCACCCTCGGGTCAGCGCGGCCTACCTGTGGCCAGTTTAGTCCGGCCACTCACCTGCATAAATATCGTGCTGCCGGTCGTATTCGGTGAGCCGGTAGACCGCGTTCCGGTCGTGGGCGCGGATGGTGACGACGCTGCCGACGCCAACCGGGCCAGTGGACACTTCGAGGCAGGACATCGTCTCGCCCCGGCGTGCCATGCGGAGCAGTTCGCCACCGAACAGGGCGCGGGGCTCGGCGTGGACGATCTCCAGCCAGTATTCGCCGCCTGCGTCCCAGTGGCTGTGCAGGGTCAGCCCGTCTTGCTCGCGCCACAATTCAGCCATGGAGATTTATCCTACCGAGCCGCCAGGCCCATCCCTGGGGTCGGCGACGGTAGCGATGCCGCTGCGCGGATCGGTGGCCGACGTGATGCCAGTGGCAGCCTCAGCCACCGAGGGGATGCCGCTGCGCGGGTCCGCTACTGACGTGATGCCGCTGCGCGGGTCGCTGACAGTTGCGGTTCCCGTAGCAACAGAGATCAGTGGTGGCGGGGTAGCGAACGCCGGCAGGAGCGTGGAGTCCGAGCGCCCGGACCGGTATGGGCCTGGCAGGCGGGCACGCACCGGTCCCTGGAGCGGCCTGACCTTGGGGCCAGTCTGGGCGTAGGGGCCGCGCTGCGAGCCCGTCCGTCCCCGGGTGGGTGGCGGTGGCTGCTGACGGCCGACACCGGCAGGCGCATGCCAGACCCTGGCGGGTGGCCCCGCTTGAGCGAAGGTGCCGGCCCGGCGAACGACCCGGCCACCAGTCAGCGGCTGGCGCTTCGCCTGAACCGGATGGCCCAGCGGGTAGATGGGCGGACCTTGGCCAGTGGCGACGAACGTGAAGGTGCCAGCCCTGCCCTGCGCCCGGCCACGCGGCGGAAGTGGCTGACGGGCCTGGACAGGTCCATCCCACTGCCTGACCGCTGGCCCCTGCTGATCGAAGGTGCCGTCGCGGCTGGCGTTCTGGCCACCCCGGATGGGCAGACGCTTCGCCTGGACCGGATGACCCAGGGGATAGACAGGTGGCCCCTGGCCGGTAGCGACAAATGTGAACGTCCCGGACCGGTTGCTGGTACGGCCACGGGCTGGCAGCGGCTGGCGGGCCTGGACCGGCCCGTCCCACTGCCGTACCGGCGGCCCGGCCTGATCAAAGACGCCGTCGCGGGTGGTGACCGAGCCGCCACGGGTAGGCCAGCGCTTCGCCTGAACCGGATGGCCCAGCGGGTAGACCGGCGGCCCGGCCCCGGTGACGACGGTGACGAAGGTGCCAGCCCTGGTAACGATCCGGCCACGGACGGGCTGCGGCAGCTGCTGACGGCCCACCCCCACAGGCGCATGCCACTGCCGGACCGGCGGGCCAGTCTGAGCGAAGACGCCGTCGCGGCTGGCGACCCTGCCACCACGGACCGGGGCGGGGATAGGTGCGCGGACCGGGCTGTCCCACTGCCTGACCGGTGGACCGCTCTGGCCGTAGAAGCCGGTGCGTGTGGCGACGTGACCGCCGCGCCCAAGCGGTGGCCGGGCCTGAACCGGCCCAGTCCATATGCGGACCGGTGGCCCAGCCTGACCGTAGACACCACGCTGGCCAGTGACCCGGCCACGCGGTGGCGGCACCCGGGGCTGGACGGACGCAACCGGGCCGTCCCACATCCGTACCGGAGGCCCAGCCTGGGCGAAGACACCCCTGCGGTTGCTAGTACGCCCGCCTTGCAGTGGCGGGTACTGCTTCGCCTGGATGGGGTGACCGAGCGGGTAAACCGGCGGCCCAGATACGGCAGCGGTGATGACAGAAACCGGCGGCTGCTGCTGCTGGTGGTGGAACCTGCGCAGCCACGTCTTACCGGGCCGTGCCGTCCCGGGGCCAGGCGGCGAAGCCACCGGACCGAGATAGTCGGCGTCGGACGCGCCAGCGTCGTCGATCCAGTACGGCCCGGCGTTCGCGATCGACGTGCCCGTGATGCCGAACGCTGCCCGGGTGATCGCGGCGTTCGTGTTCAGGTTCGCCGCAGAGGTCTGCGTCTCATCGGCCGTGGCGCTGTCCAGCGCGGTGGTGAACAGCTTGAACTCGATCTGCCCCACGGCGGCGTCGCCGGTGATGAACCCTTCGATCCGGAACCACTGATTAAGCGGGATCGAGGCGGTGGACGTCAGGACCGCTGTCCCGGCGGCGTTCTGCGCGACGACTTTCCCGGCCGTGCTGATGTTGATGCTGCCGCAGACAGCGGCGGCCAGCGCGGCGAAAACACGGTGCTGAGCGGCGGGGTTAGCCGTGAAATACAGGTATTCGCGGAACCACACCGTGGGGATTGTGGAACCGGTGAGCGACGTCGTCCACGAGCAGCTCGAACCACCGGCGGTGCCACCGGTCGCGACCTTAACACCCAGGTTGCCGTGCGCGGCGTGGGTGGAGTCGGAGGCGAGCGTCCCGCCGGCGACGATCGTGATGGTGTCGAAGAAGCTGCCGGATACGCCGCCGGTGTTGCCACCCGCCCCAGCGGTCAGCGTGGTGCCGCTGGGGGTGATGCCCTCGAAATTGTTGACCAGGGTCGTCATCTAAGCGCCCCCCGGGTACCGCGCAGGCTGGGCACAGCAGCCTCCTATTGGGCCGTCAGCCCAGCGCGGGATTTACGGGCCGGCGAGCGACACCAGCACGCCAGCGTTGACCACCGACGTAGACGAAGCGCCGTTCTCGTTCCCGGTCGCGCCCGCCGTCGCCAGTTCCTGGTCTGCCAGGATCGTGCCCTCGTTACGGCCTATCGTATTGCTGGTGTTGTTCTGGGCCGATTCTGTGGTGAACCCGGACGGGACGGTTATCACGCCGGGAGTGGCCCCGGATGGCCCAGTGGTCGCGCCGAACCACACCAGCTCATCGTTGGCTATCGTGGTGGTCACGCCGGGAACCGTGATGGTGGTGCTCGCGTTGTTGATCTGACCGGAACTGGGTGGCACCGGATCAAGCGGGGTCACCGAGCTGACTCCTGCGTAGTCGGCGGCTATCAGCGACTCGTTGAACCCGGGCGCGAAGCCGATACTCACACTCGACCCCTCGGTACCGTCCGCTACCCGGGTGAACATCTTGATCCCGATTGTGTTCGTGACCTTGGTGTAACCCGTCCAGCCCGTGAGGGTGGGATTGGTGCTGGTGCCGTTCCATGTCATCCAGATGACGAGCATGTCGCCCACCTGGATGCCACTTGGCAGATTGACGGTGATAGTGGACCCGGTATTTCCGGTGCCGCTGTTCTGCAAGGTCTCACCGCGAAGCACTGGCACGTTCACTGTTGACAGCGCCGCTGGATTGGTTACCAGCGATTCATCTATCTTGTCAGTGCCGGGGAAGCCGGGGCAGTTGTCGGTGCCGCTGCCGTAACCGCACCACTGGGTGGCGATCTCGTTGGACGGGCCGTTGTAGGTGTGCTTTGTCCCGGTCTGGTCGGCCACCCAGAAGTAGTAGCTGAAGCCGGCCAGGTCGGCCTGCACGGTGGCGATGTTGTTGTGATTGGTGTAGACGGTGCCTGGGCCGAGGCCGAGGGCCTGATGCTGCTGCACCCAGTTCACCAGCGCCGACTGGGTGAACACGCACTTGGTCTCGAAGTCGACGACCTCGGCAGTGTAGTTGGTGCCGGTACAGGAAATGTGGACGTGCTGTGCATTCGGGAACATGGCATAGTCGGCCGGCGTCCAAGCGTCCCCGCCCGCCACCATCTGTGCATTGGATGGGATCTGGGACACCGTTGCGTGGCCGGTGTCATACAGGGTCGTGCCGATATCAGCCTGCGCAGCGGGCAGACAGAAGGTCAGCAGTACCAGCAGCGGGGTCGTCAGCACGAGGATCTTCCGTATAACCATGACTACCCCCTTACGGGTCAGAGTAGGCCGAAGACGTAAAAGTTTGTAAGGGTGGTCGTCGGCGCGTTCGTGGTCGCGTCCCACGTGTTGAACACTTCCAGGTAATACGAGGTCAGCGTGTTGAACGTGACCGCCGTCTGCGGGGTGCCGATCATGAACCGTGATGCGTTGTTGCTGCTGTAGGTACCGAACGTGCCTGTGGCGGCATTGTTGGCGACACCGTATTCCACCCAGCCGACCGCATTGAGGGTGCCCGCCGTCGCGCCGACGCCCTGCGCGGTCATCGTGACCAGTACCTCGAAGTCGAACGCGGCGGCAGTGGCCTGGACAACGGTAGTCAGCGTGCCTGTTTTGGCGAGAGTGATTCCCAGCGTGCCGGCGGTGGTGTCCAGGCCCACCGTGAAGGCGGTGGTACGCGCGGCGGTAGCGGTAGCCCACGACCCGCCGCCCTTCAGCAGCAGCGCTTTCCCCGGCGTCGTACCGCTCTGCACGCTGAAATAGTTCGCGGGCAGAGCGTACGCCGGGTTCGCCGCCGTGCTGCCCGACATCACCGTTATCACGGCAGCGGTGACCGCCGAGCCCGACGCGGGCATTGAATATAGCAGCTCGGCCTGGGTGCCAGTCAGGAAAGACACGGATTACTCGGTGTATTCGACTTCGCCGTGGAACGTGGTGCCAGTACCAGCCGAGGTCGCGGTGACGAACAGCGCGAACTGGGTGGAGATCGGGATCGGGATCTCGAACCCCGGCGTGAACCACTCGCCCCAGTTGCTGCCCGCCGTGAATGGGATGTTCTGCGCCCACAGTTCGGTGGTCATCGTCAGGCCGGTGATCGCCGCCGCCGTGGTGCCGCCCGCCGTCTTCCACAAGATGTTGGAGGCGAGCGCGTTGCCCGTGAGCTGCCGGGCCAGCGCCGTCTGCCCGCCGGCCTGCGAGCCCGTGTTGATGTTCAGCGACAGCGTCACCGAAGCGTTCGCCGGGAACGTTGCCGCACCCAGGACGCTGCCCCGGACGCAGGAGATGTAGCAGTCCGCCGTCGAGGTCGTCACCCCGTACAGAATCGGGATGGGGGTCGTCACCGTATCGGTCGCGCCCGTGGCGAGGGGCGTCGAGGTGTCGAAGACACCAACCTTGTAGGCCCGCGCAAGTGCCATGGTTCAGGCTCCACTGAACTCGATGGGCGCGGCCCTTCGCTGATCAGCTTAACGCATCGGGTCCAGTGTGGCCCGCACTCACTTCGGCTTGTTGAGGCTGCCCGGAGGCCGGCCTGGGCCACGCCGGATTGGCTCCTCCACAGGCGGCTCGGGCTCGGCCCGCACCTCCACGGTGGGGTCAGGCGGCGGCGCGGCGATTTCCACCTTGCGCTCCTCCACCACCGGCACCGCGATTCCGCCGGCACACAGATCCCGGCCTTCGGCGTCGGGCACCTCGAACTCGGCACCAAAGTCTGGCCAGTCCCGGCCGTCGTAGCGGGGGCCGCTCATCTGCTGGATCAGCTTCACCTTCACTGCAATACCTCCTGGTAGGCGGCGGCCCACTTATCCCAGTTGCCCTCGATCGTATGCTGGGCAGCCAGCTCGCGGGCTTTGGCCCCCATGCTCTCACGCAGGTCAGCATCAGCCACCAGCTCACGGATACGGTCCCGCCATTCGCTTTTGCTGCGCACCAGGAACCCGGTGACGCCGTCCACCACGAACCCCGGGTAGGGGCCGAAGTCGGAGGCGACGACGGGGATGCCCATCGCCGCGTATTCGAGCGCCTTCAGGTGGCTCTTCGACTCGTTGAACCGGGTGGCCGCGAGCGGCGCGAGCCCGATGTCGAAATCCAGGTTCTCGCCCATGCTCAGGCAATACTCAGCCGGGTCATCCACCCATCGGGTGTGGTAGGCGTGGTTGTGGCCGAAGGTGGGCCGGTAGTCCACGCCCACGATGTGCAGCCGCAGGCTGGGATCACGGTCGAGCACCTTGCGCACCGTCGTGGCAACCATCGAGACGTCCATGGCGTGACTCGACCCGCCGGCGTAGCCGATCGTCACATGATCGCGGCGTTTGCGTTCGAGGGTCAGCACCGAGGCGGGCAGATAGTTCCCGATCACCTTCACGTTGGGATGATTGGTATGTTCACGGACCGCCTCAGCCAGCGGCTCGGTGGTCACGGTCACCAGGTCGGAGGCGGTGATTGAGCTTTCAACCGCGTCGATGACCGAGTAACGGGTGAACACGCTGTAGGCGCTGAAGTTCGTCACATCGACGTTCCATATGTTGTCGTCTATCTCGTAGGCGAGGCGGTGATTCTGCCGCAGCCGTCGCCAGGCCCCGAGCACCTGAGGACGGTCCAGCCGCTCGCCCACGATCAGCCGGTAGTTCGCCACCTCAGCGGGTGGGGTGAATGCCTGGGCGTGCACCTTCCACCCGTGCGCACCGAGCTGCTCCAGCGGCAGCTTGATGCGGAAGTAGCCGCAGCCGGTCGGCATCGGGTTGCCCTCGGCCTGGGCGTCATGTATACCCCACACCGACAGGGGCTCAGCGGTAAGCACTGGGCCACACGTCCACTGTCACCCACGGAATGAACTCGGCCTTGACGCCCCGTTCCATCCACCGGTTCACCAGCCTCCAGTCTTCCATCGAGTCGGGCGGTCCCCAGGTGGAGATTTCCAGCAGCTCCCGGCGGTGCATGATCATGGGCGTGCCGATAGAGCACGGGCCGAGGTCGCCCGAGCCGATGATAGCCATGGCCTCTTTCTCGATGACGCCGCCGTGGCTGGCCATCTGGGTGTAGGCGAACCCTGCCTCGGGATGGCGTTCCAGTGCCCGCACCAGCTGGGCGCAATGGTCCGGCCGGTAGGAATCGTCGTCATCGAGGTAGGCGATCAGGTTAGCCGTGGCCAGTTCCAGGCCACGGAGCCGGGCGCGCGTCCCCCACCGGGGGTCCGGGTTGGGGGACATCTGCTCGAAGATCAGCGAATAGTTTTCCGGCATCTCCATCTGGGCGATCAGTCCGGCCAGCTCCGGGTCGGGACCATCGGAGACGATCACATGCTCGATGTTGCGGTACTCCTGCGCCTTCACCGAGGCGATGCAGCGATCGAACAGCCACTCGTGCCGCTGCCAGGTCGGGCTGATGACCGAGACCAGCGGGTCCATAATTCTCCCAGGGCGCGGCGTATGCCCTCATCGAGGGTGACACGCGGCTGGTAAAACTTCCGCATCCGGCCCGGGTCAGCGACGCGGTAACCGACCCCAGCCGGCGCACCTGTCTTCAGTTTAAATCCCGGCGTGTAGCCGGCCGCCTTAGTGAACCGCTGTGCAAGTTCCTTCATCGTCACCGGCTCACCCCAGCCGATGTTAACGGGCTCCTCGATGTCTGCTTCCGCCACGGCCAGGGTGGCGCTCACCACGTCATCGACGTGGACGAAGTCGCGGGCCTGCTGCCCGTCGCCCCAGATGGTGAACGGGTCTTCATGGCGGCGGGCACGGTCAGTGAACGCACCGAACGGGTAGTCGGTGTCCTGGTCTTCGCCATAGCCCGAGAACGGGCGCACCACCGTCACCGGGAGCCCTTCGCGCCGGGCGAGCCGGGCCAGCCGCTCGCCCGTCAGCTTCACCCAGCCATACAGCTCATCCGGCAAGGCGGGGGCATCCAGGTCGATCATGTCCTCGCTGAGCCGTATCCGGCCGCTGCGCTGGATACGCTCCGGATAGGCGGCGGAGGAGGAGAAGTAGATCACCCGGCCGGGACGGGTGCGCAGCGCCCACTGGAACAGGGCCGCGTCAAGTTCGAGGTTGACCGCCTGGTCGAGTGGCGTGTGCTCGATCACCTGCCGGCCACCAACGACGGCAGCGCAATGCACCACCAGGTCATAATGGCCGGTATCACGCCGGAACAGGTCGCGGGCATCACGGGGCTTGGTGGCAGCGATGTCACAGCCGTCCACCTCCCAGCCGTCAGCTTCCAGTCTGGTCCTGAAATGCCAGCCGATGAAACCACAGTGGCCGGTGATCAGCGCCTTCATGGTTTGACCGCCACGAACATGCCATGGTCGGGGTAGGCACCGCCTGACCCCTGGACCGTCTGGGTACCTAGTGGCCCGCGCCAGTCAGGCACTTCGGACACCTCCGTGAACCCAGCCTCGTGGAGGCTGAGCAGCAGGTCGTCTTTGCATAGCCAGAACGATTTAGTGTTGCCGTAGCTTTCCCACCGGCCAGCCGCTTCGTGATACCAGTGCCCGGTGCGCCCCTCGTGCTGCGACTGGACGGGATCACACCAGCTAGCGGAGGGCAGGTGGGCGTCTTCCGGGTGGCCGTTCTCCATCGAGTAGTGCGTGTGCAGGATCAGCATGCGGCGGGTGACCTTGCCCAGCAGGTTCAGGAACGCGACCGGGGCGTCGAGGTGATAGAGCAGGCCAGAGCAGAACACGGCGTCGAACTCCGTACCCAGCAGTAGCGTACGGACATCACCCTGAAAAAAGCCCAGATTCTCAAGCCCGAGCGCATCCTTCAGCCATACCGCATTGTCGTAGTTTTCCTGCCGGGCCTCGATGCCGTATGCGTCATACCCGGCGCGGGCGAACTCGGCGGTATACCCGCCTTCCAGGCAGCCCAGGTCCGCCACACTGATACCAGAACGCGGGCCGGGGCCGAACTCCAGTTCCAGGGCACGCAATGTCATCTGGCATATGCCGGACACTGCTACCAGCGGCTGGCCCAGGAGAGTCTGCGTCCCATCTGGCAGCAGAACATTGTGTGAGCTGAAGTTCACCGGCACCCCCACAGCTGGAAGTGGGCGAGCGGGTGCAGCACGTCCCGCTGAATTTCCGGCACCCAGCCGGCAGCTTCCAGCATTTCCCGCACCCCGTCATGATCCCAGCCCCAGTAATGCTGCGGGTTAATGTCGGTGAACTCCGCGAGCGGGGTGGAGAACACCAGCGAGTCGGCTTTCTCCCGGATCTTCACCATCATCGCGTCGGGATCGTCCAGATGCTCGGCCGTCTCCGAGCAGATGAACATGCCGACGTGCCCGATCATGTCAATGGTGTCCTCGATCATCCCGGTGATCTCATAGCCGGACGCGAAATCGCCGAGGATCAGCCGGTCCGGGGCGAGCGCCCGCCCGATCGCCGCGTCACCACACGCCAGGTCGGCGACCACGGAGGGGACGCCCATGTCCCGGGCCAGCTGGATCGTGTCGTCCACCCTGACGATGTGGTCAGGCCAGTGCGTGTGGTCGTGAGGACGGGGGCAGAACGCCATCAGCTGATCGCGGCTCCACGCTGGCCGTAGCCGCACCCTCACTGTGGTGCCCGGTCCGCGTGGATGGCCTGGAACCGCTGCTGGCGCGTCACGCCACCGTGCCAGTTGACCCCGCCGTCACATTCGCGGTGCTCCAGCACCCGCCAGCCGCAGCGTTCCACTAGGTCGGCGTAGCCGGGCATATCCCACGCCCATGCGTGATGCTCATAGTGCCATTCACCGGTTTCCGCTGACGGGGACGACAGGATCAGTGCTTTGCAGTCAGGCAGGCCCCGCAGGAACTTCTCGGGCTCCGCCAGATGCTCCACGACTTCAGAGGCGATGAGCAGGTCACCGTACTCCAGCCCGCTGAAAATATCCGCCCGGCGCACGTCAAGCCCCAGTTCGGCGGCACGCTTCAGGTTGCCCTCACCCAGGTCGTAGCCCCACGCCTCCACTGGCAGGCCGCGCAGGAGGTGCAGGAGGCTGCCGTCGCCGCAGCCGAGGTCAGTCAGCGACTTGATGTCAGCCTGTTGCGTGAGCACGAAGCTGACCATCTCGCCGACCATTGCCTGCCGCTGCGCGTGGCCAGCCTGGTTTGCCGGCGGCACCCAGGGGTGGGCCGCGAAGAATTCCGGGGAGGAGAAGTATGGGGCCGGCCCCTCGAACAGCTTCCACTCACTCACCGCGCCACGCTGCTTCCCGCAGCCGGGCTAGGTCGCCGGGCCACTGGGTGGTCATGAATCGCTGGTAGGTGGCGGAGTCGGTGTTGAACTGCTGCACCGAGTTCACCCGCACATATCCCTCGTCCCAGCTGGCCTTGCCCGCCACTGGGTGCATGTGCTCAATGATCACATCCTCCAGGTAGGTGAGGGAATCCAGTTCGCGCCCGAGGGTCAGCCAGAAATCATCGAAATACAGGTGCATCAGCCCGGGCGGCACGAAATATCCCAGCGCCTGCACAATCCCCGCCGACATCGCCACGGCGGTCGGCAGGTTGCGCCCCTGGAACAGGTCGTTGCCGTAGGCGACGCCGGGCAGCGCATCCACCAGGGCCTTGTCCCAGCCGGGCGTGCGTGGCCGGTGATCGTCGCCCAGGAACCCGACCGCTCCGCCGTGCTGGGCGATGGCCGGCATGACCGAGTTGAGGATCGGCCCGAGTCGGCGGGGCTCCTCGATCACCTGTATCCCGGCATCGAGATGCTGGGATAGGTAGCCGTCCAGTTCCGGGTCGTCGTCATCGACCAGGACCAGCAGCCGCGCCTTCGCGTCGGTCTGCTCCCAGCAGATGGCCAGTTCCGCAATATTTCCGGGCCGGCCACGGGACGGGCAGACCATGGTCAGTTCGGCGGCTTCCACCGGCACAGGTTACCGCGTGGGTGGCCTGCGCTACTATCGCGTCTGTGCCGCACACCCTGAAGCATTTTTGCGTCCTGAACGACGGGCACGCGGGGGGACATCAGTGCTGGTGCGCCGGGCCGGTGAAATCCTGCCCGTCTACTCGCGGCGAATGCGAGGAACCGATGCCATGTGGGTGATGCGATGAAGCTGTGCGTGGGGGCCGCGTCCCGGCGCGTGGTCGAGGAGGCGGCGAAGCTGCGGGTGGCGCAGATCGTCGCGTCCCGCCGGCAGGTTGGTGAATTCGAGCCCGGTTACACCGGCTACAACAGCGCCACCCTCGTGCAGGCAGTGAAGATCTTCAGCGGCGGGGAGACCGAGGTGGTGCGGGACCACGGTGGCCCGTACCAGAACGGTGACCCTGACGACAACTGGCTCACCGCCCTCGATGCCGACGTTGACGCAGGGTTCGATGTGCTGCATCTCGACGTCAGCAAGCTGGCGCAGGACATGCAGCCCATCGAACTGACCCGGCTGTGCCAGCGCTACGGCGGCAAGACCGGCATCGAGATCGGCGGCGAGCGCAACACCCAGGGATGGCTATATGCGCTGCTGGATACTGCGGCCAAAGTGTGCAGGCCGTCAGCGGCGGTCGCCGAGTTCGGTGGCTACATCTGGGCCGACCGGCAGTGCGGGCACTTGATCAGCCCCGACCGGGCGAAGGCAATCGCCGGCGTCTACGGCCAGGTCGCCGTGAAGGCGCACAACCTGGACTGGGCCGGTGAGCGCACCTCCTACGAGGTCGCCGGCTATTACAACGTGGCCCCCGAGTTCGGCAACGTGGAGGTGGACGCCTGGCTGCGCACCCTGTCATGTTACGACGGACAGCAGATCCTGGACTTCGCCTACTGGACCGGGGCCTGGAAGCGGTGGTTCACCGGGGGACGGGGCACCGGGTTCGAGCGCGCCCGCGCCGCGCTCCGCTACCACCTGGAGACGCCAAAGGTGGCCAATGTTCTTGCCCCCTACGACGACCAGTACGTGCGGGAGGCGATCCGCGATGCCATCGCCCACGGGTGACCTGCTCGACGCGCTGATGGCGGGCCAGCAAGTGGATCACCGGCCGTGGGGATTCATGCACTGCCTTGGCGCATCCAGCCATGACCTCACAATCAAGTACCTGGCCGTGCGGATGGGCGAGCGCACCTCCGAGCAGTACCACAAACTCAAGGACGAGCTGCTGGTCATCATCGGCGGCACAGGCCACGTCTATGCCGCCGATCAGGGACGTGTCAGCGGTGCCGGGGCCATGGTCCGCATCCGGCCCGGCGTCGTCCACCGGGTCACTGGGTGGCTGACCTATCTGGAGATATCCACCTACGACGACGGCACCGATACTGTCCGCATCTCTGACGACTATGACCGCACGTGACCGCATTCGTCATCCTGGCCGCCGGACCTGGCACCAGGATGGGCCGGGCCGGTGACGCCCTCCACAAGGCGCTGGTGCCGCTCGATGGCCGGGCCATCATCTCCCACCAGATAGACCTGGCCCCGGCTGACGCGAGGATCATCGTCTGCACCGGCTACCGGGCCGCCCAGGTGAAGGACTACCTGGAACTGGCACACCCGGACCGGGAGATCGCGTTCGCGCCAGTACAGGGCTGGGATAGCCCGGGTGGTGGCCCAGGCCATTCGCTGCTCGCGGTCCGGCCACTGATGATGAGTGGCGAGGATCTGATCTTCACCTCATGCGACACACTGTGGCAGGCGGATCAGCTGTGGGACATCACGCTCTCCTGGGCCGGCGTCGCACCGGTCCCGGCTGGCACCGCGCCTGAACGCTGGTGCCGGATCGGCTCCAGCGGAGCTTCGGCGACGGCGATCTACGACAAGACCGCCCCATCACAGCCGGGCGATGCCTACACCGGGCTGGCCATGATCGCGGCCCATGATCTGCCTGCGTTCTGGGCCGGGATCATGGACTCCGGGCTGCTCGGGCAGGAGCGGCAGGTGACGGGTGGCTTGCAGGCGCTGATCGACCGCCACGCGCTGGCCGTGCGCCGGCTGGTATGGACCGACATCGGCGACGAGGCCGCCTACATGCAGGCGGTCGCGGCCTGGTCGGGGTATGACTGGACCAAGCCGGATGAGGTCACCTACGTGCTGCCCGCCACCGGGCGGGTGGTCAAGTTCCGCGCCGACCAGGACTCTCTCACCCGCCGGGTGGAGCGCCAGGAGTCGATCGCCGGGGCTGTGCCGAAGCTGGCTGACACCAGGCCGAACATGCTCGCCTATGAGTACGTGCCAGGCGTGACCGCCTATGAGGCCGCCGAGGCCGACATGGGGCTCGTGCCGAGGCTGCTGGACTGGGCGCACCGGGATCTGTGGCATCCGGTGATGGTCCTCAACCCGTCGCTGGCGTGTGACCGGTTCTACCGGGTCAAGACGCTCGGCCGCGTGGCGATGCTTCAGCCGGGGCTGCGGAAGATAGCGGAGGCAGCCGTTTCGCGGATCGACTGGGACGAGCTGGAACTAGGGTGCCGGCCGGTCACATTCCACGGCGACTTCAACCTCGGCAACGTGGTCGTCTCCCCCGATGGCAGCTTCACCGGCATCGACTGGCGGGAAGACTTCGCCGGCGAAACCAGGTGGGGCGACCGGCGCTACGACCTGGCCAAGCTGGCGGCGGGGATGATCGTCCACTGGGGGCAGGCCCGGCGGGGGGATTTCAGGCCCTGGCGGGTTCGCCCGCAGCATCTGGCCGCGCTGGGGGAATGGCTCGGCGGCGAGATCCCCCACGACGTGATGGTGATCGCCGCCCTGTCCCTGCTGAACTGCGCCCCGCTGCACGCACCGCCGCTCGATGAGGTGCTAGTGGCACGCGGGGCCGCCCTGCTGGAGGAGCTGGCGTGACGCCTGACGAGATATCCCTGTGGATCGTGAGCTTCCGCCGGCTGACCACGCTGCGCACCACCATCAGCGGCTGGCTTGAGTCATTCCAGTTTGAGACGGTGAACGTCATCGCCAACGACCCCGCCGTGGACTACACCGAGATCGAGGACACCTACCCGCAGGTGAAGATATGGCGGAATATCTTCCGCTCCTCCTGGGAGACCGGCTCTATCGCCTGGTGCTGGAACCAGTGCATGCGGCACACCTTCGCCGAGCGCGACTGGTGCCTGATGTCGCAGGATGACGTGGTGGTACTGCCCGGATGGGACAAACTCATCGGTGGCTACGACACCTACATCGCCCCGCACGGCGACACGATCCAGCTCCAGTCGCTGGCCGGGTTCAACGCCATCGGCTGGTTCGATGAACGGTTCCGCGCCATCGGTGGTCCCGAAGCCGACTACGAGCTGCGCGCCCTGCAAACCTGCCCCGACCGGCTGTCAGTCCATGACGAGCACATATGGCAGATGCGGCACAACGACGTGGGGCTGGCGCGGTTCTGGCATGGCTCACCGAAAGTGGGCGAGGTGCTGGAAACGCGGCAGAACTTCAATGGCCCGTACCACGACGCCGAATGCTTCGCCCGCTGGATACAGAAGTGGGGCATCGGTGTCGATGAGCTATTCCTTGGCCGCCACTATGACGCACAGCGGCAGCCTGGCTGGGACGAGATCGACTGGTACCCGGCATTCACCCGGTACCTGGCCGGGCTAGGGCGTTAGACCTGACGCCACGGCGAGGAGCTGGGGAAGTCGCCCTGCACCTGGCCACCTTGCAGGCTCGCGGGACCACTGTTGTCATCGACAGTCACCCAGGCGTCAACGGGAGCGCTGGAACCGGCATCCCACGGCTGGCCTGGCTGGGAGGGGGTCGAGGTGATAGGCGACGATACGGGCTGAGCCATGGCTATACCTGCTTCCACATGCCGGTGCTGGGGAAATCCTCGCCCGTCCTGCGCCCGGTCGTCAGGTCCACCTCACCCGAAGGGATCTTGACGTAGACACCTAGCGGGGCCGGGCTGTTCGAGTCGTAGTAGGACGTTTGCCAGTCATCCCCGATGACATAGTGCGGCGGAATGGGCTCGCCCGCCAGCGGCGGGCTGGCCTGGCCCGTAATTGACTCGCCTGGCCACACGGGCACCGTTGAAGACGAAGGCGGCGGCGTGGGTGGCAAAGCCATCAGGGCAGTTCCTTCCAGACTCCGCCGATGGTGATCGTGTGGAATCCGCCAGCCCCAGCGGCGTTCTCCATTTCCACCACCCGCGAATGCTGGCCCGGGTGGCTCACCGGGATCACCGGGCCGCTGCTCGGGTTCTCCTCCGGGGGATCGAGGAGGTCCGGGATGTTCACGACCGAATCGGTGCCCGGCCCCGACCTGGTCATCTTGTGCAGATCACCCTGGGCAGTCGGGCCAGGGCTGGCCTGACTGCTCGGCGTCAGGCCAGCCGGAAACCGGCCGGTCAGGTCTTCCATCAGGTGCCCGGCCCCGACCACGACGGGTGCTTGCTGGTGTGCCCGGTGCCGTTGAGCCGGCCGCCGTACATCACATTGCCTGCACCAGTCTGGAACTGGCCCGAACCCGGGGTGGGCGTGTTGCCTTCGACGCCGGGCATGTTCCAGCCAGGGCCGTAGGAGTTGTCGTTCGCCTGGGTCCAGTCGGCCTCGCCAGAGACCGACCCCCTGGCGGTTGACTCGCGGTTGCCGGCGTTCTCGTCAGTGTTGTAGGTGCCGGCGTCGCGCTGGCCCTTGTAGAACGTTGGCTGGCTGTAAACGACCGAGTCACCGCCACTGCCGGGACTCCAGCTGGGCACGGGCACGCCCTGGCTGCCCGGTGCTCCCGTGCCACCGAGCGCCACACCCGTGAAGGTTTCCCGCTCCGGGTACTGGCCAGGCTCGTTCGTGTCACCCACGTCGTCAAGGCTGGAGGTGGGAGAGCTGCCCGGTGCGCCCGAGCCGAAGTTCTGCTCGGGCAGGCCGAAGTTGCTCCACGCCGTAGTCGGGTACTGGCCCGGCTCGTTCACCGAGCTGCTGTCGTACCGTGCCATGTTAATCCTCCTGTGATGAGTCCCCGCCCGCCGGCCCCTTGGAAGGGCGGGCGGGGACTCACGAACTACGCCGCGTTGCCCTGGTACAGCTTGACCGCGCCGGTCTGGTCGACCAGCGTGCCGTCGCCACGGATCAGGGCGCGGAAGGCGACCAGGTCCGAGCCGAACAGGAAGTCGTCCGACCGCTCGAACCGGACCGGTCCGACGATGCGGACGAAGAACTGGGAGAAGTCGCCGAATGCGATCGACTTGCCACCAGTGACCACCGCCGGCATGAACGGGTCCGCCACAAGTGGCTTGCCGAGCAGCAGGTCAGGGCTGCCGAGCACCATGCTCGGCTCCCAAATGGGCCGCGACTGGCCGTCCAGCAGCAGCCGGAAGCCACCGATCGCCGCGTCCCTCGCCAGCCAGTAGCAGGACTTGCTCTGGCGGTAGGGAGCGATGACGCTGTACTCCAGGTTGACCAGGTCGGCGTACTGGGCAGCGCCGCCCTTGCCAGTGGTGGTGCCGGTGACGCCCACCGTTGCGGTGGAGATCAGGCCGTTTGGCATCGTGGTGCCGGTGCCGGTCACCAGGTCGGAACCGAACTTGTTGCCCAGCGCCCGGCCCGACTGCATGGCCAGATACCCCACGAGGTCCACGCCGCTGTCGTCTAGCAGCTCGCGTGCGACCTGGAGCAGGATGCCGTACTTGAAGGCACCCAGGGTGACCAGGCCGAACTGCGGCTCGGACTGCGCCAGCGTGCCCGCCTGGGGAGCTACGGCGGTCGCGGTCGAGTGCGACGTGGTCTTCGGGATCTGGAGGTTCTCGCCGCCAGCGGTGTTCAGCACGGTCGGGCCGCACTGGAGGATGCCGCTGACCTCGATCAGGTGGGCGATCAGCTGGTCGTAGAAGTCGGTCGGGACCAGGTTCGCGCCCGAGCCGGCGTTGGTGGACACCAGGGTCCGGTACTCAGCCTCTGCCCTGCGGACTTCGGCCAGGTTGACCGGGCCGTAGTTCCAGTTGATGCGGCTGTTGTCCGGGCGGGCCACCTCGTAGGCCCCACCAGGCGCGTTGCCCCGGCTGTCGCCGAGCAGGAACTTGCGCAGCTCGGTGTTGAGCATCTTGATGGCCGGGTCTTTCGCCATCTTCTTGCCCTCGGCGTCGGCGTGCAGGCGGTTGAACGCCTGGTCGGCCTCGGCGGAGCGCTGCTCAGCGTCGAGCGCTGCCTTGATGCGGGTGTCGAGGGTGTCCATTTCCTCGTTGAGGACGTCCCACTTGCCCTGCTCTTCCGCAGAAAATGCGCGGTTCTCGGTCGCCGCCGTGTCTGCCAGTGCCTTGCACTGCTCCCAGACGTTGAGGCGGCGGTCCCGAAGGCGCTTGGTGACCTCGCTGGCCATCGGCTCCTCCTGAAGCCCGTAGGGATGGTGATCCCCGGCGGGCTCCAGCCAGGAGGCGGGGGAATTACCCCGGCCCTGCGGCCTATCCAGGACGGGATGGCCTACTCCGTCCTGATGGCGATCTTACACCAGCGTTCTGCCCCTGTGGTGGGTCACCAGGGGCCGGTGCTGACACTCTTTAACGCCGGCCCGGGTGAGGGCGCGGCGGATATACAGGTCACACGAATGCCAGAACGGCACTGGCGGCAGCCCATAGGTGAGCGACACGCTCAGCGCGATCTTCTCCGTGGGGAACTCGCGCTGGAGCTGAGCGGAGAACCTGGTGCAGCCGAGCGCCTTGTTGATCAGTGGTGCCTCGTCCCACCGGGGACCGTATTCATATGGGAACACGCACCAGTCCCCGAAGCAGGACGCGAGCTGGGAGAGCACCTGATCGTGGATCTCGATGTCGTGCTCAATGATCAGCAGGTCATCTGACCCGTCCCAGCGCTTACTGATCTCCCGCCAGTAGGCGTCGTCGCCGTCGCCGGTCCACACCAGTTCCGTATCCGCCGGGAGGGCGTTCTTACAGGCTGGGTGCAGATCGGTGTAGAAGCAGGCGATCCGCAACTATCCCTCTTCGTCCCACTGGTCGCGCCGGCGCATCAGGATCTGCGTGAGCGCGGCCGGGCCGAACAGTCCCTTGCGCGGGCCAGCAGCCGGCATGGTGGGCCGGTCACTGCGGACGAAGAACTTGCGCAGATCGTCGTCAGCGGCGAACGCCCGCACCTCTTCGACCTCAGCCTGGACGTAGTCGGCGATCGAGTACAGGGCCGCGTCGAACGCCCGCAGCATCGAAGTGGTGTCGCCATAACCCGGAGTCAGCACCGGGGCCACGTCGATCAGGTCACCCGAATGCAGGGTCCGCAGCGCCAGGCCGTCGCGCCAGTCCCACTCGTCACCGCCTGGGTGGCAGCGGAACGCGAAGGACGAGTACCGGATGTCGCGCCGCTCGACCAGCTCGCGGATGTCGGCGCGGGACTCAGGCGGCTTCACCATGTAGTCGAGCCCGATCCGGTCCGGCCCGAGCCGCAGTGTGTCCGCGTCGGTCGTGCCAAGCACCATGTTCGAGTCGTGGTTGTACCGGCAGACGACCCCGGTGCCGTCATCGACGTTCTTCCAGCCGCGTGACTGCACCTCGTTGAAGAACCCTGGCATGACGCGCTCTTTGAAGCCGCCGAGGTTCTTCGACTCGCGGGGGATGAACACGGTGGCGTAGCCGCCGATCCACTTGCCCTCGGTACCCATGTCGCGCATCTCGATCGGCCGGTCCAGGTCACGGAACTGGCTGGTGATCCGCACCTCGCGCCGCTCGTAGTCGCGGGACAGGCTGGACTCACCGACGTGGACACCGAACTTCTTGGCCATCGTCCGGATCTTGGCCATCGCCTTTTCCCCGAACGGGGACGAGCCGGCGCGGGCGAGGGCGTTACGGACGTGTGAGGCGTCGTGGACGGGGAAGTGCCGCAGCGAGCGGGGCGTGGTCTTCCCGTCCTGATCCTTAGTACCCCCCGGCTCGATGTAAGCGAAGGCACTGTCCGGGAGGTCGTTGGCCTCGGAAGTGGAGATGGCCGCCATTAGTGCGCCTTCCCATTCATGGCAGCCTTGGCCGCCGGGATAAAGTTTTCCGCCCTGCTCCGCAGCAGGGTGAGCGCGGCCGGCCCGAACAGGGGCTCACCGTCCCCGCTGCGGTCCTCTTCCCGCCGGGATGCGGCCTGCTCCACGACGGGAAGATCTGCGAACAATGTATCAAGATCTCCGCAGGTTACGGCTTCCGACGCCTTACGGGATCGTTCATCGCATTCATGTCCGCGCAGACGGCCCGCCGTCGCGTGGACGGCGAGCAGCTCGCGGGCATGGTCCCGGTCAGTGTCGGAGGCGCGGTATTCAGCCGGCCCGAAGTCCGACCGGCGCGGCACCGATGGTGCCATGCCATCGGTCAGGTGCGGCAGGCCCTCGAACAGCTGTGCCAGCTCACCCGTGGTCCTTGCCGCACTCACGGCGGCGATCTTCTCCGTCACCTGCTCGGCTGTCAGGTGACCCAGCCGGCCGTAGGTCTGGAGCATAGTGACCGCCGACTTGCGGTCGCTGCCAACTACTTCGCCATCAGGCGGGCCGAACATCTGGCCCGAGCGGACCTGGGTGATCAGCTTCGCCAGGTACTGCTCCGGGGAGGCTGTGAGCGGCGGCTTCCCGGCGGTCATCGGGTTGACCATCTCCGGGTTGTCCTGCTCCATCTTCAGGATCAGGTCGGCGATCAGCTGCGCTTCCATCTCCACCTGCGGGATGTAGCTCTTGGGGATAGTGCGCGTGGTGGCCACCATGCGCTGAAGCACCGGCAGCGGGATCGGCTCGTTGCCACCAGAGATCGGCGGCTTGTCATCGTCGGCCCGGATCTCGTTGACCGTCCGCGTGCCGATGTTCCGCTGAATCTGGTACACCTCGGTGCGGGTGTGCGGGTCCATCTTCAGCAGGTCATCGACATCGAACTTCACGTACTGGGTGGCGGGCAGCAGAGTGGTCAGCAGATGCTCCCACCGGGTCAGCCACGGGCGCAGCGTGGTGATCAGCTCGTCCAGCAGGTTCATCGTGACGTTCGAGTAGGTGAGCCCGTCGTTGCGGGTACCGCCAACCCGGTAAGGCTGCACGCCGTAGATCGCCGCGATCTGGGTGGCGTTCAGCTGCATCGCCTGGATGAACGCCGCCTCGTTCTGCGGGACCGTGAGTGCCTTGTAGTCCCAGTCCCGGCCGTAGACCAGCGGCTGCCGCATGCGGATCGTGTCGGTGAGCCGCTGCCGGATCTGCTTCGCCTGCTGGTCGTTGACCTCTTCGGACACGTTCTGGAAGGTGCCGGGCGGGAAGCCACCGTTGCCGAACCAGTCAGCCGAATACTTCAGGGCGTCCAGGCCCTGGCCCCACAGCAGCGAGAACGCCTTGAGGGGGCTGACTCCCTCGACCCGGCCAGCGACACTGAACGCCTTCAGCTGGATCAGTTCCTGGCGTTCCATCAGGTGGCCGTTGTAATAGATCCGCGCCCGCATCGGGTTCTCGGGCTGCTGCTCGTCATCCTGGACGCTCATCCGGTCCGGCGGCAGCCATGCCACGCCGGTCGGCAGGCCGAGCCCATCGGAGCCAGGAATGCCGCCCCGGTTGGTGATCAGGCCCCAGGCGTTGCCGTGCAGCAGGGCCGACGTGGAACCGGTGAACATCCAGTCATACATGGTGCCGCTGACCTGCGGGCCACCGCCGGCGATGGGCGAGCCGAGCAGCGAGGTCGTGTAGATCCGCTGGCTGGTGCCATCGGGCAGCCCCCGGTACACCTTGATCGGCAGGGAGGCGATCTGGTCGGCGATGAACCGGATCGCCGAATAGCAGGCACCGAGCGACAGTACCGAGTCCTGGCCCTGGGTTTCCCGCGACGGATGGGTGGGGCCACCGATGTTGAATTTCCAGTACGGGTTCCGCCACGGCTGCCACGGCACGCCACCGATGGCCCGGGTCTCAATACCGATCCGGTCCACTAGGCCCACGGCTTGCCTCCCGCCCACACAAATAGCGGCGGCGGCCACGCCTGGTCACAGCATAGAAGCCGGAAGCTCCCAGCGCACCTTCCATGCCTCTTCGATCGTGGCGGCCCACGGCTCGAACTCGATGCCCCACGACCACCAGTGCAGGCCGTCATCGAACACAGTGTGCTGGCCGGGCCAGTCCACGCCGAGAATGCAGGCCGGCGGCGGGCCGGCGCAGTCCAGGCTGAATTCGAGGAGTCGTGCGCCCGCGAGGCCGTGGATAGCGGCCATCTCCAGCGTGTGCTCGATGACAGCGCCATCGTCGGGGTGGTCAGCGGTCAGCCGGTACAGCGCCACCACGTCAGCGTCACCGACCGGCCAGCCCTGGAACCGCAGCGACGCGGCGAGGGCTTCGGCCGCGCAGCAGGCGATCCCGTCAGTGAACCCGCGCTTAGCGGAGCGCCCGCCGCCACCCCCAGCGCCGTGGTGCGCCTTGCCCGCTTTGTGATGGGAGGCACCCACTGGCTTCTGCGGTTTGGCCGCGTGGGCGACCTTGTGCTTAGGTCGCTGCGGTCGCTGAGGCCGGGCTGGGCGCTGCTTCGCGCCGCCACCAGTTCCGCCGGCCTTCGGCTTTTTGCTCACGCCGGCTCATCCTGGGCCGAGGTTCTTCGCGTGCTCCCAGGTGACAATGTCCGCCGCCGCCAGCTTGTTGAGGCCAGTGTGGCGCTTGTAGGGCCAGACACCGAGATCATGGGCGAGCTGCACGTCCGCTGGGGTGGCCACGTCAGGTACTGGCACCGGGACTGGCACCGGGACTGGCGCGGGCAGTGTGGCCGGGATGGGCACGGTCACGTCGCCCTGCTCGGCCAGCAGCCGGGTCAGGGTGTCCCAGCTCATCGAGAACGAGCCTTTATTACCCCAGGAGGCACCCCAGCTGTTGTCAAGGAAAATCAGCTGGGAGTTCACATCGAGGCCACGGACCACGATCTCATGGCCGCCGCGCACTGAGGCGTTCGGCGAGATGACGACGAGGCCGCTGGCATCGGGGGAGTCGAAGCTGTCATACCAGCTGGTGCCGAGCAGGCCCGGCCCGGCGCTAAATGCCTGGAGCGCGGTGTTCAGGTCGAAGCAGTGGGTGTAGCCGGACAGCAGGCCCGCGTTCTGTGCCGCCTTGCACACACTCAGCCCGTCGCTGCCAGTGTCGTCAGGCGGGTAGGAGCCCGGGTAGCCGTCGAGCCGGGTGGCCGCGCCATACAGGCTGATGGCCCCCGCCTCGTTCAGCGTCATGTGCGCGGCAGGCAGGCCCTCGTAGACGGGCGTGGTGCCGAGACTGCCCACCATCGCGTTGCCGGTGCAGGAACCGAGGTTCCCCTGATCGAGGATGCCGATCATCCGCGCCCACGTCACCGTCCGCAGTGCGGCGTCGCTGCGGTAGGGGTAGGCGAGGGAGCGGGAGTCGTGCCAGACGTGCCGGCCCAGCGGCTTGCCTTCAACCGGGTGTTCGGTGATCTGGTTTACCCGAACAGTGTGAGTCATCCGATCTGGTACCGCTCGATCTGGGCACGCAGCATGTCGTTCTCCGCTATCAGCGCCTTGACGTCCGGCTGATTCAGTGGCAGGTCGCGGGCGGTGCGCCAGCCCATCTTCGCCGCCGATGCGCACCAGGCGAACGCGAAGAACACCATGGTGAACGCCTTGGCGGTCAGCCAGGCGATGGCGAAGATCAGGCCACCGATGAGGCCGAGGATCACCTTGCCCGGCGACGCCTTCCGGGCGTCGGCGGTGATCGCCTCCAGTGGCACCCGCTCATGCAGCGGCTTGCGCCCATTCGCCGGGGCTATCGTCACCGTGTCGGCCATCACTTCACCTGCTTCCACTGCTGGTCGTCCCCGGAGCCGGTCGCGCCGGGGACGCCCTTGATCTTGGTCTTGCGGATCGGCGGGCGGGCGGCGGGCATGTCTTGCGCCCACACGCCCAGCGGCGGTCCCATGTCGGACACGAACGGCGGGCCGCCGCCCACTGGCTCATCGTTTTCGGCCCAGCCGCTGTGCTGCTGCTCAGCCACGACCGCCTCCTAAAGCCCCGCCGTCACAGTGGCGTGCCGGCTGGAGCATCCATTTCCCTGTCATAGCACCGACCTCAGTACGTCATAGCCGCGCCCGAACTTCCGCGCTGCCCATACTGCCATGGTTCCCGCGCACAGCGGGGAAATGTCGGCACTGGTGTCCCGCCGTGCCCAGGCGTGCATCCCGTCACCCACGTCACGCCGCACACCAGCAGCGACCGCCTTGCCCAGCCCGTCCTGGCCACGGTGGACGATCGTGCCGTCGCTGACGCCGCGCACGAACTGGGCGTGGGCCTGGGCCACGTCACGCAGCTGGCAGACCTCCAGGATCGGCTCAGCCGTGGGGCGCGGTTTCTTCGCCGACAGGCCCACCGCCTCACACGCGGTGATCAGCTCAGCGCCGGGGCCGATCGGGTCGATGACGATCTTGGCGACCCGGTTCTTAGCGACCAGCTCTTTCAGGCGCGGCACAATCCAGGCGACCCCGGACCGGTGGTCATCCCACTGCCCGTCGTTGCCGATCTCCAGCGAGCAGACCGGCACCCGGATAACCTCGCCGGTCTTGTCGTCAGCGACCGCCGCCTCGAAGCCGGCCATGATGCCGGCGATGGCGATCGTCGCCGCACCCTGATCGGGGGCGATGTCCACCGACAGGCAGATCCGCTCCGGGCGGGGCATCTCACCGGGGCCTGGCCATTCGCAGCCGGTCCACAGGTGCTCGCTGATCACCGACCACGACAGCTCGTCCAGTGGCCAGTCGCCGATACCGAGGCGTTCGCGGTCGAACCCGGCCGGGTCCATCTTGATCAGCTCGCGGGCGATGTGCTCCTCGCTGATGCGGATGTTCATGCCCGGGTTGGCGCGTGCCCACGAATTCGGGTCGTCGCGGCGGTCGTGACCGAACGAGCAGCGCCGCTTGCCCTTGTCGGGGCACAGGTCGGGGCAGAACTCGCACGACCATTCCATGAAGCACAGCGTCGGGTCGTTCTGGGCCAGGCCGCGCTTGCGCACCCGGGACAGCTGGATCGAGTCGGGCATCCCGGCTGACGCGGTGTACCACATCTGCGGGTTGGGGACGGCTGACATGGTGGGCATCGACGCGGACACCTGCTCGTCCGACAAGATCATCGCCTCGTCGTAGTAGACGGCGTCGGCGGTGAACGACCGGCCCGAGCCACGGGACCGCGCCAGGAACCGCAGCCGGGGGGCGACTGACTTGCGGATCTGGGTGCCTTTGTGGCCGAAGATGAGCGTCGGCTCGGGGCGCAGCTCGATGGCCTCTTCGCCGTGGGAGGTGCGGATACCGCCCGGCTTGACCTTGCGCAGCAGCTCAGAGTTGCCCCGTATCATCGACTGCATGCGCAGGAAATGCTCACCGGAAGCCTTGAACTCGTGAGCGGTATGGATCTGGAGGGCCTCGCGGAGCACGAACAGGCCGGCCAGCTGCCGGGCTTCAAGGCCCGAGTTTTTACCATTCTGGCGTGCGATGATCCAGGCGACCTCGAAGGCGGCCCACAGCCCGTTGCGGCGGGTGCCCATCGACTGGGTGAGGCCCCAGCCCTGCCACTCATCGAGGACCAGGCCCGACTTGGCGGCGAAGTCCACCGCATCCTCGCCGGCCGCATACGAGTGCGCAGCAGGGATTGAGCACAGGCGGGGCCGCTGCGCTCCAGTGATCTCCTCGCCGTTACCGAGTGGAACGGTCATGCAGGCAGGATAGCTCCTGCCTTATTTGACGCACCCCCGCATGCGGGCCAGCTCGTGACGCAGCTCTACGTTCTCGTCGTTGAGCCGCATGTTCTCCCGGTGCACGTCCGCGTTCTGCCGGGCATAGGCATCAGCCGCCTGCGCTCTGGCCTTCAGTTGCTCTGACACCAGCAGGTCGGCTTCCCGCAAGGCGTCAGTGACGATACGCACGGCGGACAGGCCACACACCGCATCGAAGTGCAAGCGGTCTGCCTCTTCCAGGGCGTCAGTGACAACCCGCTCCGCCTCGCCCCAGGTGGCAGGGTTCTCCGCCACTACGGCACCTCGGGCAGGTCGGCCACCATCTTCTGCCAGTCGTCAGCGGCAGCCGTCTGCTCCGGGTCGGTGGTAACAACGAAGTCCTCGAACTTCAGCACCTCGCTGATCATGTCGAACGCCGCGTCGGACAGGGACTGGTTACGGCGGGCGGCATACGCCTTGACCCTGTCCTTGAAGTCGTGCGAGCACCCAAGGGTGATGGTGGTCCGGTTGCCGCTATCTACGCTCATGCCCGTATGCTACCCGGTGCTACTGGCTGCTTCGCGCATGTTCCGCTCCCGCTTCGCCCGGACCTCGTCCACGTAGTCGTCGGGAGCTTTCGCGGGGGCGAGCGCGTGCAGGGTCTCCATGCCCAGCCGGATCTCCCGGGCGAGCGCTGCCGCGTCGCGGGGAGTCTGCCCGTCATCGAGCAGCCCGGCGAGGGCCAGGATGCCCTTGCTGATGACAGAGTCGCAGTAAGGCTTCGGCAGGGCGCGGATCTCGCGCCGGGCCGCCGCCTCAGCTGGGCGTATCGGCCGTCTCTGTGCCATCAGGCTTCCCAGTGAGCCGGCCGAGCAGGTGGGCGACGCTCTCGTGCGGCGCGGGCTCGGTCTCTTCGTGCCCGTGGGCGATCTGGGCTGGCGAATGCGGCGGTGCCTGGCGGCCGACCGCAGCGGCCTTGATCGCGGCAGCGATCTGGCCCGTACCGGACTGTGAGGACTGCATGGCTCCTCCTACGTCACGCCGATCACCAGGTGGAAGTGACCGATCCGCAGCACCCAGTCGAACCCGCCGAGGGCGTGGACGACGAGTGCCACCAGGATCAGGATAACGATT